ATACCGGGGACTATACCCTGAAGGGCTTTGAGGAACTAGTATGCGTTGAGCGTAAAGCTTGTGCGTCGGAAATAGCGATGAATCTAGGAAAGAAAAAGGGTGCATTTGAGGCAGAGATACAGAGGATGCGGGATTTTCCGTTTTCCTTTGTGATATGCGAGTTTGACATGGATGATGTGTTGAAATACCCAGAAGGATCAAGAGTGCCAAGACATCTTCGCCAGAAGGTAAAGGTGACAGGGAAATACTTACTCAAGACCCTGCTGGAGTTTCAGCTATACTATGATACTAAAATTGTTTTTTGCGGCAACAAGAATAATGCTTTTCTCGTCTGTAATAGCCTTTTTAAAAGGCTTAATGAACTATTCCACAAGAAAGAAAAGCAAGAAGACTAAAGGTGTAAAGATGAAAGTACCATCTGTGGTTTACATACTCGGGCATAAGTATGAAGTTGAGGAAATGGACGAAGAACTATTTACAAGCATGGATGCTTATGGAGACTGTTGTTCCCATAAGCGAAGAATTCGTGTTTATGCAAAGGCTGGAGGATCATTAGCAAGGGACACGCTCCTCCATGAGATTCTACACGGATGCTGGAATCTTTTGGCTCTCGGGGCCAAGGCTGAAGAAGAGAAGTTAGTGACTTCGCTATCTACTGCACTTATAGGATTGATTGACGACCCACGAAATAAGGATATAGTCAAGTTTATTCTTGGCGAAAATGATGATATCTCAAAACCAACTAATTGATGATGCTTGGCTCGGTGTTTATGTAGATGAGTCAAAACTGTTTAACCCTATGGACTTCGTTATGGAGTCTGGTGACAACGATAAGCTATTGGAGCGTATCGCTTGGCTTATGATGCGTCCAGAGTACTTTTCATTCGCGTGTAAGTACATACTAAATATTGAGCTATCACCATTCCAGGCCATGATTCTTTATGAGATGTGGACAAGAAAGTTTCCTATGCTTGTTGGTAGTAGAGGTATGGGTAAGTCTTTTATCTTGTCTGTATATCCTATTTTACGTGCCTTGTTCATGCCAAGACGAAAAATTATCATCGTTGGTGCGGCGTTTAGGCAGTCTAAGGTTCTGTTTGAGTACATGGATACAATCTGGAAGAATGCACCCATACTAAGGGACTTATGCGATTCTGGTAGTGGGCCAAGCAGAGACGTTGATAGATGCGTCATGAGAATTAACCAAAGTACAATTACAGCACTACCTCTTGGTGATGGGTCAAAAATTAGAGGTCAGCGAGCAAATGACATTATCGCGGACGAGTTTGCGTCTATCCCTAGAGACATTTTTGAAAACGTTGTTGCTGGTTTCGCAGCCGTTTCTGCCTCTCCTATTGAAAAGGTAAAGCAACGTGCAAAGGCGAAAAAGGCAAAAGAGCTTGGCATACAGTTGGAAACTGAAGAGGAAGCAAACAACCACATTGAAGAACACGCAAATCAGATTATTCTATCTGGTACTGCTTATTATGACTTCAATCATTTTGCCGATTATTGGAAAAGATATAGGGCTATCGTTAATAGTGGCGGTGACACAAACCTTCTGAAGGAGGTATTTGGAGATGAGCCACCAGCATCTTTTAACTGGAAAGACTATTCTGTAATTCGTATGCCAGTAGACAAGCTGCCAGACGGATTTATGGATTCCGCTCAGATTACTAGAGCGAAGGCAACGGTTCATGCTGGTATTTATCAGATGGAATATGGGGCTTGTTTTACGACGGATAGCCAGGGATTCTTCAAGAGAAGCCTGCTTGAGGCTTGTACGGCATCCGACAAGAGCCCAGTTAAGCTTCCTTCTGGCGAAGTTATGTTCTCAGCAATGCTAAGGGGCGACCCTAAGAAAAAGTACATATTTGGTGTTGACCCAGCATCTGAAGTTGACAACTTTAGTATTGTGGTATTGGAGCTTAATCCAGACCATAGACGCATAGTTTACTCTTGGACTACAACAAGACAGCAGCATAAGAATCAGCTAAAGTCAAACATCACAGACGAGTCTGATTTCTATGCTTTCTGTGCCAAAAAGATCAGAAGTCTAATGAAGGTATTTCCATGCGTGGAGATTGCTATTGATGCTCAGGGTGGCGGTATCGCGGTCATGGAGGCGTTGAAAGACAAAGACAAGATCCCCGATGGTCAGGTCGCTATTTGGCCCACGATTGACGAAGACAAAGAAAAGGATACAGATGATGAGCCTGGACTTCACATCCTAAAGGTGTGTCAGTTTGCTAAGGCAGACTGGCTTGCTGAAGCAAATCACGGCATGAGAAAGGACTTTGAGGATAGAGTTCTGCTATTCCCGTTCTTTGACTCTGCAAGTATTGGCATGTCTATAGAGGAAGATAAGGCTTGTAATAGGGTTTATGATACGCTAGAAGATTGCGTTATGGAAATAGAAGAGCTAAAGAATGAGCTATCTATGATAGTAATGACTCAAACTGGAACTGGTAGAGAGAGATGGGATACTCCAGAAGTAAAGACCGCTCCAGGTAGAAAAAACCGCTTAAGGAAAGACCGTTATTCTTCACTTTTAATAGCGAACATGTCTGCTCGTAATTACATTATCGAAAAGAATACAATAGAATACGGTGCTATTGGCGGGTTTGCTATGTCTAATGACTCCAAGTTTAAGAACAATCCAGATAAGCTATATCACGGTCCACACTGGTTTACAGATAAAGTTAACGGTATTTACTAATCTTTTGTGTAGTTTACTTTGATAGTAATGATAATTTAATTAGCGACCAAAACATTCTTATTGAGAAAGATAGCCATGCCAAAAGATCCACTATATGTAACATGGGATAATGAGTCCCAAAAGCAACAGGCTTACCAGTCTACAGCTAGTAATCTAGACGCATACACTGGTGTTCAACGATCCGTAGCATATGGTCCAGGTAGACAGACTTATCTTGACATAGAAACACAAAGGTCGGTTAGGCCAGAGTTTACGAGGACGGATTACAATTTGTTCCGTCCTCAAGAGGCTGTTCCTCATTTTCAGCAGCAGATTATTCGTCAGTGCATGGCAGCATATGATAATGTTGGCATTATACGCAACGTTATAGACTTGATGAGTGATTTTGCCTGTCAGGGTCTAACGCTAGTTCATCCAAATAAGGTTGTTGAAAAGTTTTATCGCAAGTGGTTTAGTCAGGTCGGTGGTCAGGAGAGAACAGAAAGATTTTTGAATTATCTATATCGCTGCGGTAATGTAGTTGTACGCAGAAGAACGGCAAAGCTATCAAAGGAAAAAGAATCGGAAATAATGAAAGCCGCTGCTGCCGATATAACTCTTGAGCTAAAAAAGTACAACAAACGCGAGATTCCTTGGCGATACGATTTTCTAAATCCTATTGCTGTTGAGGCCGATGATCCTGGTATGAATGCTCTAGGTATGCCTAAGTTTAGTCTTAACTTATCAAAGTATACGCTATCATCTATCACCAAGACGGTTGAGAGCAATAGTTCTATTCTTAGTACGTTGCCTGAAGATCTAAAGCAACTCATAGAGAGAGGCGAAAGAAGATTGCCTCTTGACCCAGGAAGTACGCTTTTCTTCCACTATAAAAAGGATGATTGGCTACTATGGGCGAACCCAATGATTTATGCTATTCTAGACGACATCAAGATGCTAGAAAAGATGAAGCTAGCAGATCTCGCTGCACTAGATGGTGCTATTTCTAATGTCCGTTTGTGGACCGTTGGTGATCTTGACCATAAGATTATTCCAACGAAGGCCGCTATTGATAAGCTACGCGATATCCTCGCTAGTAATGTTGGTGGTGGAACTATGGATCTTGTTTGGGGTCCAGAGCTAAAGTTCACAGAGTCACAGTCGCAAGTATACAGATTTTTAGGTGCAGAGAAGTATAGTCCAGTTCTCTCAAGCATTTATGCTGGTCTTGGTATTCCACCAACACTCACTGGAATGTCAGCATCTGGTGGTTATACAAACAATTACATTTCCCTAAAGACTCTTGTTGAGCGTTTACAGTATGGGCGAGACATAGTTTCTAGATTCTGGAAACAGGAAATAGAGATTGTTCGTAAGGCTATGGGCTTCCGTCTACCAGCCGATATTCATTTTGATCACATCATTATTTCAGACGAGTCAACCGAGAAGCAGTTGCTTATTCAGCTTGCTGATAGGGATCTAATCTCTACAGAAACTCTTCTTGAGCGATTTGGTGAATTGCCAATGATAGAAAAGACAAGAGTCCGCAGAGAGGACAAGGATCGTAAAAATGAGGTTATTCCAGATAAGGCTAGCCCATACCACAATCCAAACCATAAAAATGATATGGAGAAGATTGATGAGCAGGGCAAGATTAACATGAAGCTGAAAAGGGAAGACATCAAGAATAAGCCAGCCGCACCACAGGCAAGTAATCCTGGTGAGGTTAGGCAGGCTGGTCGCCCGCTAAATAGAGGAGATACGCAGAAGCGTAAGCAAAGGGAAGTCAAGCCAAGATCATCTGAAGCATCTGCAATTTTGTGGGGCATGGAGGCACAGGCTAAGATTGCTGAGATTCTTAATCCAGTTATACTAAATCACTTTGACAAGACCGATGTTAGAAGCCTAACAAAGGAAGAAACAAACCAGCTAGACTATCTAAAGAATGTTGTGTTTGCTAATCTTGCGGTGTATTCAGATGTGAATGAGGGTCTAGTAAAGGAAGTTTTGGATTCAAAGAAGGGTCTTTCAAAGGCATACCTACAAAATGTTGATGATGGCATCAAGGACTTTCAGTCTAAGCACAATAGGCGTCCTAACACAAATGAAATGAAGCTGATAAGGTCTTATGCTCTTGCTGTAGATCTGAAAAAAGACGAAGATTTGACCAGCTAAAAAAAATTTGTGTATCAATACTTGGAGGGCCAAATAAATATGAAAATTTATCAACAAGAAATACTAGACGGCTTGGAGCAGTCAATAGCAACTAGCAATACAATTGCTTGTGTGGCTGTAGCTGAAAAATGCGAGCCCGCTAGTGATATCGCTGTTCAGAAGGCTAATGTCGCCAAAGCTTTAGAGTTTGGCAATCCAGATCAAATTGACCTATTTTACATGAGATCAATTCTAGTATCCACTGGTTGGAACAAGAATGACGATGTATTTGATTCTGAAGAACTATGGAAGGCTAGGCACACGCCAACAGACAAGCCTTTCAACTTTATGCACAATGAAAAAGACATCATTGGTCACATCACTGGTAATCAGGTTGTAGACTTTGATGGTAATGAGATTCCAGATAACATGACTGAGGTTCCTCATGAATTTAATATTCTAACAACAGCAGTCGTTTATACTGCTTGGAGTGAGCCAGAACAAAAAGAACGAATGGATAAGATTGTAGCAGAAATCGAAGAAGGTAAGTGGTTTGTTTCTATGGAATGCCTTTTCCCAGAATTCGATTATGCTTTGGTATCACCAGAAGGCGAAACCAGGGTTGTAAAACGTTCAGAGGCTTCTGCCTTTTTAACGAAGCATCTAAGGGCTTATGGTGGGACAGGAAGTTATCAGAACTACCAAGTTGGCAGACTACTAAGAAATCTTTCGTTCTCTGGTAAAGGCTTGGTTTCTAAGCCTGCCAATCCACGTAGCGTTATTCTGGAAGGAAATGCAACTTTTGTTGAATCTATGGCATCCGCCTTGGATGTTAACTTTTTAAAGGAGAATAATATGTCCGATGAACTTAACAAGCAGATTTCTGATCTGCAAGTCGAGCTTACCGAAGCCAAGGCGGCTCGTGAGTCAGAGGTAGCAGAGGCAGCAGCTAAGGTTGCTGAACTAGAAGCTACAGTTGAATCACTAAATGCCACCATCGCTTCTAAAGATGAAGAAATCTCAACACTCTCTGGTTCCACAGTTGCTATGGACGAAGAGAAGGAAGGGATGATGGAAATGATAAAGAAGTACGAAGAAGAGCTTGCTGGGTATCGCAAGTATTTCGCTAGCATGAAGCGTAAGGCAGAGCTTGAAGAAGCTGGTCTTGATTCAGAAGCAGCACTTGCAGCAGCAGAAGACTTCTCCGATACTGATGACGATACTTTTGGTCGTATCCTAGCAGCACTCAAGAAGACTCTTCAGAGTGTTTCAGTTGCGACTGAGGTTGTGGAAGATGTAGTTGCCGAAGAGGTTGTGGCTGAAGAAAAGGCCGAGCTAGAGGAAGAAGTTGATTCTTCTGAGGCTTCAGAAGCCGATCTTGATACAGTAGAAGTCGAAGCTTCAGCAGAAGTTGCTGTTGCAGAGGTCGCTGTTGAGGGAGAAGCTGAGTCCCTTCGTGCTGTAGCAAGCGAATGGCTTGGTTCTGTATTAAGATCTGAAAACAAGTAAGAATTAACTCTAAAAAGGAGAATCTATAATGGCTCTAAAATCTGATCGTAGCACATTGCACACTGATATTTCATTCTTTATGAATGAAGCTGCCACTAGAGGCGGCGTTGTATCACTAAGCACTGGTGGTTCCGGTGCAGCTATGGACCAGGGTGCTGCCCTAGTCACATACTCAGCCGTACCATCCGGTGCAGTTCCAGTTGGTCTACTCGTTAATGACATGGTTAATATTGACCTTACCCGTCAGCATCTTAACCAGCATAAGGACGAAGTACAGAAGGGTGGCAAGGTTACTCTTCTAACTAAGGGTTATGTTGTAACCGACATGCTTGAGGGTACATCACCTTCTGCTGGCGATCCAGCATACCTTGCTCATAGTGGTCGTCTTGCAGTTTCCGATCTTTCAAGTGACGATGCTGACGCTGATGGTTCTACTAGAGTTGTTGGTCGTTTCCTATCATCCGTTGATCAGGACGGCTATGCTAAGGTATTTATTGACCTACCAAACACCAATGTCTAATAAATAAAACGAAAAGGAGAACTTTAAAA